GCTATAGATAACTCAGCTGTAGAGTTTAACAGAAAAACCGAAATCAGAAGTAAGAAGGCAGCGTAATGGCCAATATATTTGTAGCAGCAACCGCAACCTTTAATGGTAAAGCACTTGCTAGGGGCAAGAAAGAAATATCAGCATTTGATAAACAAGTTAAGAAATTAGGCAGAACCTTTGGTATTACATTTGGCGCAGCATCTTTAATCAACTATAGTAAAAAAGCCGTAGCAGCATTTGCAGCCGATGAAAAAGCAGCCAAAGCCTTAGAGCAACAATTAAAAAATACTGGTTACCAATTCAGTGCTCCAGGAGTTGAAAAATATATATCTAATCTTCAGAGAACTACTGGCGTTTTAGATGATGAATTACGCCCAGCATTTCAACAATTATTAACAGTTACTGGGTCAATTACTAAAAGCCAAGAAGCATTATCAACTGCATTAAATGTTAGTGCGGCTACTGGTAAATCTTTATCTGAGGTAACTGCTGCAATATCTAAAGGTTATTCAGGTCAAACCACATCATTATCTAGATTAGGCGCAGGATTAAGCAAGGCCATAATTAAAACTGGTGATATGGATAAGATTATGGGCGAACTTAATCAAAAGTTTGCTGGGCAATCCGCAGCCAGGTTAGCCACTTATGCTGGCAAAATGGATTTATTAAAAGTAGCATCTGAGAACGTTAAAGAAGAAATTGGTCGGGGTATTTTAGGTGCGCTTGATGCGTTAAGTAAAGACACCAGCATCGAAGACACTACAGCTAAAATGGAAAACTTTGGCAAAGCCACGGGTGATGCAATTACTGGCGTGGGTGTTTTAATTGCTGAATTACAAAAAATACCAGGTGCAAAAAGGGCAACTGATATTTTATTTGGCACAAATATATTCAGCTTGCTAGGCAAACTAGCTGAAGAAGAAACAAAAAGCAAGGCGGGAACTAAAGCCAATTTAGAGCCAAGATCAGCGAGCCGTGTTTATGTCCAGCAATTACGCCTGGAAAACAAAATAATTAGAGACACCAATAAAGCCAGGGCCGATGAATTGGCTAAACTGAAGGCTAAATCAGAAGTAGATAAACTTAAAGATAAGTTTGACGTAGAGCGCATAGGATTAACGTTGGCGCTTAACCAGGCTACCGATGAAGAAACCAAATTACGCATTAGAGCACAGTTAGCAATCCTAGATAATAACGAGGCTTTGGCAAAGAAATATAACGCAGAGTTAAATGCTAAAACCGCTGTTGATGCATTAGCCACAGCTGCTGGTGTTGCTGCCACCGCACTAAATAACTTTGGCCCAGCCCTGTTTAATTCATTAGGAGAAATGACTGGCAGAGGTCGTAATCAAATAGCACCGTTTGAGAATTACACATATACAGTGCCACAAGGTGCTACCAACCAACAGGCCACTGCTACCGCAACCGCAACACCAAGCGTGGGTGTAACCGTAAACGCAGGCACTATAGTTACCGATCAGCAATTAGAAACTGTTATCCAAAAAAACGTATTGCAGCTATTAAAGTCAGGCAATAAATTGCTACCAGCGGGATCTCTTACAAGCTAATGGCCGTACCAACAATCAATGCGGTAATTAACTTCTCTACTGGGCCAAGTTTTGCCCAAGCGATAATATTAGGCACAGGTATATTAGATGTAAACATATTGGGAGATTCTGCATCTTTTATTGTTGATGTATCAGATCAAATTAATTACATACAAACTAGCAGGGGCCGTAATGCTTTAGTAGATCAATTTCAAACAGGCGCACTTACTTTAAGAATTGTAGATCAAAATGGAGATTTTAACCCGACTAATCCATCAGGGCCATATTACGAATTGCTGACACCAATGAAGAAAGTACAAATCTCTGCTACTTATGGCGCTACTACCTATTCTTTATTCTCTGGCTTTATTACAAGCTACGTAAACACTCAACCTAAAGATGCAACAGAAGTTGCCTATACAACTATACAAGCTGTAGATGCTTTCAGACTTGCGCAGAATGCTCAGGTATCAACAATTACAGGTGCTAGTGCTGGCAATTTATCAGGCACAAGAATTAACCAGATATTAGATCAAATTGACTGGCCAGCGACCATGCGTGATGTTGATGCAGGTTTGACTACTATGCAGGCTGACCCTGGCACAGCACGTACTTCACTCGATGCGATGACCACTGTAGCGACATCCGAATATGGGGCGCTATATGTAAACACAGACGGAGAGTTTGTCTTTCAAGATAGAGCAGTAACGGCAGGATCAATCGGTGGCACAGTAACTACATTTAACGATAATGGAACAGGTATCGCATACGCCAACGCCATGTGGAAATTAGATGATGACTTGATCTTTAACTCTGCTCAAATTAGCCGTACAGGTGGATCACCACAGACAGCCATCAACCAGGCATCTATTGACAAATATTTCATCCACTCATATAACCTGCAGGATCTACTAATGCAGACCGATGCTGTAGCTTTAGATTATGCACGGGCCTATGTTGCTAGCCGTGCCGAAACACAGGTCAGATGCGATGGCATCGAGTTAGACTTATATACCGATAATTACAACGCAGGCATTATTGCAGCCTTAGAGTTAGACTTCTTTGACCCGATCAGAATTGTTACCACCCAGCCAGGCGGATCTACCCTGGATAACACCTTGCAGATATTTGGCGTGGCTACAACAATTACACCAAACAGCTTTAGGGTCTTCTTTACGACCCTTGAACCAGTCATCGATGCACTGATTCTAAATAACAATATATACGGCACTTTAGACTATAATGTGCTCAGTTACTAAGGAGAAATAATGGCCGCTGGATTAGGATTTAAGGACTTTACAACAGGCGAGGTATTAACCGCTGCTGATGTTGATGGCTACTTAATGCAAGGTGTGTGGGTGTTTGCTAGCGCCGCTGCTAGAGATGCAGCTGTAACATCACCGCAAGAAGGTAATTTTGCATATCTTAAAGATACAAACGTAACCACATATTACACAGGTAGTGCTTGGGCAAACCTAGATACAACAGGTATGACTAACCCAATGACAACTACTGGCGACATCATTTATTCTTCGAGTGGATCAACACCCGCAAGACTTGGCATTGGCAGCACGGGAAATGTGCTTACAGTCGCTGGCGGTGTGCCGAGTTGGGCTGCTCCTACTAGTTCAAGTGGACCGACATTTCGTGCTAGAAGAACAACAGCGCAATCAATAAATCAAAATACTTGGACTAAAATGCAGTTATCAACAGAGGATTGGGATACTGCAAATAATTTTGACTCAACTACAAATTATCGTTTTACTCCAACAACTGCTGGATATTATCAAATCCAAGCAGAAGCAGTTGGCGTTGCTGCTAGTGCTAGTGGTTTTAATGCAAGCATATACAAAAATGGTGCTTCTTATCTTGGCGCAAATCTAACAATAGGTGCTGATGGTTATGCAGGTATCACTATTGCTGGTCAAGTTTATTTCAACGGTTCATCTGATTATGTTGAACTGTTTGGTTTTTTAACTGCTTCTGGCACAAGAACGATAGAAGGTCGCATGGATGGCGTTTGGATAAGGAGCTAAAATGGATTTATACAATGAAATAATTAAAACATATCCTGAATTGACAGATAAGGATTTTGGGTCAATAGGTAGCATCACTTTACAAGATGACAGCGATGAAGTTGGGGCGTATATTGCCAAATGGGAATACAGCCAACCAATTCCAGAGGGTTTAACACTAGGCAAACCTGAAGCGTAATGAAACCTAAGTTATGCGCCGCTGGAGTTCAGTTAAGAGATCAAGTTGATACGTGGTTTCCAGATAGGTGTACTAAAAGTCCAGAAGGATGGTTGGGCGATAGTCGTCACTCCGCCAGAAAATCGGATCATAATCCAGACGAACACGGGTGGGTCAGAGGTCTTGATCTTAATGCTCGGTTGGAGTCATCCGACAGCCTCGCACCTTATCTGGCTGACCAGATCAGAGTCGCAGCCAAACAAGATAAACGCATATCATACGTCATCTTTAACGGGAGAATATGCTCGAAAATATTAAATTGGAAGTGGCGTAAGTACAAAGGCATTAACCCGCACAAGCGCCATATACATATTAGCTTTACAACACTAGGCGATCTAAATGGTACGCCGTTTGATATACCACTAATAGGGGGCAAGATATGAAGATAAGCAAGAAGCAACAGGCAGTGCTGAAGTCATACGCACGTGGCGTATTGGTTTCATTTTTAACATTTTTAGCAAGTAATGAATTGGGATTAGATCCTGTTGTAGCTGTAGTTATCTCAGCTTTAGCAGGCCCAGCGGTTAGGGCTTTAGACAAATCCGATAATGCTTATGGCATCGGTGCTAATGAAGCATGACACCTACAGAGTGGGCTGGCTTTGGCGCTGGCGTTATGGCCGTGCTATCAGGCGGGCTAGTAGGATTACGTTTTCTAGTTAAAGGCTGGTTAAATGAGTTGCGCCCTAATGGTGGCTCTAGTATGAAGGATCAATTAACACGATTAGAACAGCGTGTCGATGATCTCTTTGTCTTAATCAGTAAG